TATCAAGCCACAGGCCCCACACCCCTGATCGCCGCTATGCGGTGCTATGTCGCCAGCAAATTAGGCGACGAAATTGAAATACCAAAGGAGTTGGTATGAAATTTTTACGCAAACTGATTACGGCCAAGTGCTGTGAGTGTGGTGAGGTACGTGTCTGGTGGTGGCAACGCCGCTGTGACTTCTGTGATGTAGGTGAAGGAGAAATGAAATGAAAACACTAGAGCAACTGCAAGCGGAGTTGCACGAGGCGAAAGCCTTGTGTGACCGCTACACCAGACCCGCACATCAGGTGCGTAACTGCCCCTCTGACCTGCAAGACAGCGACCAAGCATGGCGGCGTAGGCAGAACATAGAGTACCAAATACAACAGCTAAAAAAGATGTTGACAAATGTCTAGCACTTGACAAACAATACACATTCCCAAGGAGAAAACTATGAGCACCAAGCCAAAGAAAACCATGCCGTTGATACCGGTGGGCCATCCCGATTTCAAATGGACATCAGGCGCTGATGTGCAAGCCCTATGGCGCAAGTATGGGTGGACCCCACCCTCTGAGTCCATCACGCCACCACCGCCACCACCCCCGCCAGTGCGCGAGGAACACGCCTTCACCCCCTTCCTGCGTCGCTTTAAATAATCTAAGGAGAACCGCATGCCCGACATCAAATCAGCACTTGAGAAAGCACTCAACGATTGGGAGCCAGCACCTGCACACACACCTGAACCCGCACCTGCCAAGGCCTACTTCACTGTGACCAACAACGTCTGCCGCACTACGTTTGACTACGTGCGAGACAACCCCGGCAAGACCCGTGTTGAGGTGGCTAAGGCGCTCGAAGCGCAAGGCTACAAGTCCGGCTCTGTGTCATCACTGCTCGGACAGATGCTCAAGCAGGGCATGATGCGTGAGAGCGCACACCTGCTGTACGTCACAACCAACGAGTACGCACCGCTGAAGTCCAGCAAGGCGCTCAAGGTAGCGCAAGAAAAGGCGCAACAAGCAACGCGCAAGAAGGTTGTCCTCATCAGCAAGCGCACAGGCGAGGTGATCCCACCTGCGTCAGCAGGCATCGCAGCACTGCCCACAACACGCGAAGCAGCTCCGGTTCAGATCAACGCTGCATGGGACGCAGAGACACTGCTCAACAGCCTGAGTATCAAGCAAGCGCGTGCCCTGTACGACGAGCTGCGCAAAATCTTTGGAGGTTGAGATGAGCAATACAAACACAGGTGGGCCAGCGTTTCCCGGCGTAAAGTGGGTTCACCAAGGTGAAAACGTCAACCCGGACGGTATGACCCTGCGCGACTACTTTGCAGCAAAAGCTTTGCAGGGGCTTATGCCCAGCACCATGGAATGGCCAGAAGAAGCCATCGCAGAGGCGGCGTACCGCCAAGCCAATGCCATGCTGAAAGCGAGGGAAGCATGAAGACCCACATCTACACCTACATCGCCATTGCCATCTGGGCTGTGGCTTCTGTGCTGGTGCTGCTGTACGCACCGAGGACGAACAACCCAACAGACTGCCAAGAGTTGGCACAACCAGAGCAGGATAAATGCAAAGCAAGGAGAAGGTTATGACACCAGAACAAACACTCGACTGGCTGGCCGAGCAACACAAGAGCCAGTGCAATGAGGACCGCCCTGTTCAGGAGTGGATTCGCAGCATGAAGTCGATGCTGCCAGCACCTGTGCAGGATGTTCCCGAAACAGACTTCGGGAACATGACCAAAGACGAAGCACTCGACATGGCGCTGGAGGCGTTGGAAGATTTACAGCGCCAATACAGCATTTATCCGAACAGTTTTTGGGACTGGTCGAAAGGGCGCAAAGCCATCACCGCCATCAAGCAAGCCCGTCGAAGCCAAACTCAAGGAGAAGAACACATGAGAGACACGATAGACATGGCCCGTGAGGCTGGCTTGTTCGTAGCGCGGGAAAATCCAAGGTATTACGGCGCATCATTAGACAGCCTCAAAACCTTTGAAGCCCTTGTTCGTGCTGATGAGCGTGAGGCGTGTGCAAAAGAGTGTGATGCCTACGATGTTAAATATGACGTATGTAGCAGCGATACCGCTGAAAGTATTGCTGCCGCCATCCGAGCAAGGGGGAACACATGACCGAGTGCAAACACCGCTGGGAGCCGACCACCTTCGGCATCAAGTACCGCAACCCCGGTAGCTACTGGTATCAGTGCACCCGGTGCAACAAAGTTATTTACACAATTCTTTTGGAGAAGAAAAATGGACATTGAAAAACTGAAACTGATACTCGAAACACTGCAAGGCGTGGGCCACGAAGCAGGCAGCTTGGCTATGCTGTACCTGTGGCTACAGTTTGGGGGCGCTGCCGTCACAAACCTGTGCATCGCTGCTGCCATTTTGGGCGCGGCTTACATTGGTTACAGAGCCATCAGAGTGGGCTACGGCGTGGATGCTTACGATTCGCTCTTGCGCGACATGCGCAATCAAATGTTCCCCGGCACAGGCGGATACCTGACTGATGCCGAGCGCCAGCGCACAATGGCCGCGATCCGTGCACTGGTGGCCGAGAAGCATGCAAAGGATAAAAAATGACCAAACTACGATGCCCCGAATGCATGAGCGAACAGGTAACGCTTCAGCATTGGCAAACATTCATGGCGAACACGCTTGAGCACTACTGCCACAGCATGAAGACGCAAGACGATGACTCGCCATCGCGCTGCCTTGACTGTCAATGGACGGGCCTACACCGCGACTTAAACGGATACGGAGAACAAGCATGACCCCCGTGCGGCAAAAGAAAATACGCACCGTGCTGCGTGCGCATCCAAGCGGTATGACGCCCAATGAGATCGCGCAGGCCACGGGCATTCACGTTGCCAACATTAGGGCATCACTGCGCGTCATGCCTGATACCTACGTTGATCGCTGGCGCATGGGTAAGCGTGGGCAGTACGAAAAGGTGTGGGTTGCTGTGCCTGTGCCCGACGACTGCCCTCACCCCAAAGACCGCTTGAAGTGGGGTGTTCACCACAAGAAACCAAAGACCCAGTGGGTCATCACAGAAGGTGCGCCATGTATGTGAGGAAAGTACGAGGGCAAAACAAAGTTGGCAAGATTGTGCTGACAGCCGCCGAAGTTGCAGTAGTGCGGAAGCTGGGCATGGTCCTTGAGGATTACGTCAAGCACGCGTTGTTGATTATTGCCAAGGAACGCAGGTGGAAATGGTATTTAAACAAGGAGAAGACATGACTGAACGACTTATAGATAAGCTGGACAGGCTTGGGGCCGAGGCCGAGATTAAAGAGGTGACGCCAGAGATACGCAGGTTCGCGATGCTTGTGCGGCAGGATGTGGTTGCGGGATGGCCAAAGCGTGGGTGGGTGGGGTTGACGAGGGCAGAGTGTCTGCAAATCGAAAAAGACATGGCGAAGTACTACGACTACCGGCACGAGTGTAAAACCGTCTGTCTGCCCGAGTTTGCCAAAGCCATCGAAGCCAAACTGAAAGAGAAAAATGACTGAAGAAGACGAAGAGTTCAACCGCATCGAGCGCGAAGCATCTCTGCGCAAAGCCGCTGTAGCCGCAGCCGTTGCAGAACCTATGCAAAAGCCCATGCACCCTGAAATAAAGAAGATGTACGAAGACTACTTTGACAGGTGCTTCAGAGCTTCTCCCGTATTTCGTGAGTGGGTGGGGTTGACGGAGGAGGAAGTGCTGGCTATTGGCAGAGAGCTTGGTTTGAAGTGCAGACTAGGCGGGAACCCCAACATTGACATCGACTACGCACAAGCCATCGAAGCCAAACTGAAAGAGAAAAATGAAATGTAAATGCCATCCCGACTCGCCGTTCCACTGGGCGCACAACAAGCGCCCCAGTATCTTTGTGCAAGACATTGCGTTCCGTGCCAAGGGAGCGGTAGTGAGCACTGACTACAAACTGTTCGGCATCTACAGCCGCGCAGAACCACACATCAAACCGCAACTCAACAAGCACGAACTGCCATGAGAACCAACGCAACGCCATCGCTTCGAACCCTGCTCAGGGACAACCCTGACGGGCTGGATGTTGGCACAATAGCCAACTACCTTGAGCGAGAACCGAGCAACATCCGAAGGCTGCTCAGCACAATGCCTGACACCTACATCGACAGATGGGTGCGGCAAAACGGTAACCCCCCGATGGCCATCTGGTGTGTCGTTGTACCACCAGAGAACTGTCCCCCACCTGAACCCAAACGAAGGAGAAAGCAATGACACTCAAAGAAGGAATCAACGGCACCACAGCAGACGCCCTGCAAGTTGGTGGCCACCACTACAAAGACATGGGCGTCCAGCCGTGGGCTGTGATGGAGGCCGTGCTCACACGCGAAGAGTTCGCTGGCTTCCTCAAGGGCAACGTCATCAAGTACGCCATGCGCCAAGGCAAGAAGGACAGCGACGACGCCAACAAGGCGCGTCACTACGCACTCAAACTTGCGGAGGTGCAACGTGGCAACAACACCTGAAGGCAAGGTCAAAGCTGCGGTGCGCAAGATGCTGGCCAAGCACGGCATCTACTACTTCATGCCTCCGGGCATGGGGCTTGGGCGCTCGGGTATCCCCGACATCATCGGCTGCAAGAACGGCAAGTTCATTGCCATCGAGTGCAAGGCCGGTAAAGGCAAGACGACTGCGCTGCAAGAGCGTGAGTTGCTGGCCATCTGTAACGCTGGTGGGTTCACGTTCGTGGTGAACGAGACCTGCCTTGATGAACTGGAAGAAAGGTTGCTGACATGGATAAGCTGACACAAGAGACATGGGACGCCACGATCGACAGTCTGGGCAAACAAGAAGAGGGGCTGCGCACACACTTCGCAAAGCTCATCATGATGTTGGCCAAGTGCTACGACGACACATTACCCTGCAAAGCCGTTGTGCTGGTCGATACTGGGGAGTCAATGATGACGTTCTCCGTTGGCGCTGACGAGCTGGAGATGGCCGACATGGTCAGCCACGCATACGATATGACGCAGGCGCTGACCATGCGCGATGCACCACCCAAGGAGATGTTTAATTGAGCGCGCCATACGACCAAGCCATCGTGCTGGACTTCGAGACTTCGTGGGGCCGGGCACAGCACATCAAGCTGGGCTTCACACACCAGACCAACGAGGAGTACGTGCGTGACCCACGCTTCAAAGCATGGGGCCTGTCATGGAAGTATCTGGGCAGCGATGACAGCCCAGTATGGGTGACACGCAAGGACTTGCCTGCGTTCTTTGCCAGCATCGACTGGAGCCGCACTGCTGTGGTTGCACAGAACGCGCTGTTCGACGTGTCTGTCATGGCTTGGCGCTACAACGCCAAGCCTGCGTTCATCTTCGACACGCTGTCCATGGGCCGTGCGCTGCACGGCGTGGAGGTGGGCAACAGTTTGAAGAAGCTCGCGGAGCGCTTCGGTCTGCCGCCCAAGGGCGATGGCCTGTCTCCGTCAGAGAACATTCTGGACGAGCTGCCTGCCGATGTGGAGGCGATACTGGCCGACTACTGCTGCCACGACACATGGTTGTGTGAGCAGATTTTCCTGCGCATGATCGCGGGCTACCCCGCCAAGGAGTTGCGCCTGATTGACATGACCCTGCGCATGTACACAAACGCTTGCCTTGAGCTTGACCGGGAGATGCTCATCAAGGCGCTGACTGAAGAAGGAGAAAAGCGTGAAGGTCTACTCAAGAAACTCGGCATCGAGGAAGCTGCACTTGCGTCGAACCCAAAGTTTGCGGAGGTACTTACTCTCATGGGCGTCACTCCCCCTACAAAAGTCAGCAAGACCACTGGGAAGGAGGCCTTTGCTTTTGCAAAGAATGACGCGCTTTTTCAAGCGCTGCTTAACGGTGAACGTGAAGACGTTGCCCTTCTTTGTGAAGCGCGTCTTCGGGTTAAGTCTACAACCGAGAGAACTCGTGCCCAGCGCTTCTTGGACATCTCGGGCAGGGGCGCGCTCCCGGTTCCTCTTAGCTACTACGGCGCGGCAACGGGTCGTTGGACTGCTGCTAAAGGAAGCGCCATCAACATGCAAAACCTCAAGCGAGGTTCGTTCCTACGCAAAGCAATCATGGCACCGGTGGGGCACCAGCTTGTCGTTGGGGACCTTTCGCAAATTGAACCGCGAGTACTTGCGTGGCTTGCGGACTACGAAGATTTGCTCGACATCTTCAGGTCTGGCCGTGACGCTTATGCCGCTTTCGGTGCTCAGATGTTCGGCATACCCGGCCTTTCAAAAGAAAGCCATCCAGACCTTAGACAGTCTGCAAAGTCGGCGCTGCTTGGCTGCGGGTATCAGCTCGGCTGGGCGTCTTTCGCTGCCCAGCTTCTCGTTGGATTCCTTGGCGCTCCTCCCGTACGCTACGACAAAGCGTTCGCAAAGAAGCTCGGTGTGGATGCCGCCTACATCGACCGCTTCGTTGGGTGGGACGAGAATGTTAAGAAGCTCCGGGAGATTCCCCACATCTGCACGGAGCGGGAGCTGCTGATCCACTGCGTTGCGGCCAAGAAGATCATCGACATCTACCGGGAGACATCGCACCCTGTGGTTAGCTTCTGGGACATGTGCGCCAAGCTGATGGAGAAGTCTCTTTACGGCGGCGAAGAGGTGGTGTATAAATGCGTCACGTTCAGAAAAGAAGAGATCGTCTTGCCCTCGGGCATGACCCTCAAGTATCCGAACTTACGTAACGAAGTCGATAAAGAAACAAAGCAACGCAATTGGGTGTACGGTGAAGAAGGCGTCAAGCCAACCAAGCTGTACGCAGGTAAGATAACGAACAACATTGTGCAGGGAACTGCGCGTGTGGTGATGACAGACGGCATGCTGCGGGTGGACAAGAAGTACCCCGTGGTAGGCACAGTGCATGATGAATTGCTCTGTGTCGTGCCTGACCCTGAAGTCGCGGGAGCCACTGACTGGGTGCTGGAGCAGATGATTGTGGAGCCCAAGTACATGCCCGGCATCCCACTGAACTCAGAAGTCGGTGCACACCGCCGTTATGGTTTGGCAAAGGGATGATATGAAAAAGACGGGGTGGCCACCGTATCTGCTGCAAGATGATTGCCGCAAACTGTTCCGATGGTTTGCGGACCGTGTTGACGCACGGTGGACACTGCGTCAAGTTTTAACTAAGGAGAAAGCAAATGAAGCAACTGACACTACCCAAGAAGATCAAAGTGGGGGACAACTGGTACAGCGTGGAGATCGCAGAAGCGATGCGTGAGCGTCTGTACATGGGCGAGGTGCACTACGCCAAGCGCACCATCACACTGGCGCGTAAGTCGTACCACGGCATACCGCTCAAGCTGTCGGCTTTGCAAGAGACGTTCTGGCATGAGCTGACACACGCCATACTTGAGAGCATGGACCGCCCTGACCTGAACAACGACGAGCACTTCGTCGAAGAGTTCAGCAACAGGCTCACCAAAGCAATTCAATCTGCGAGGTTCTGATGGAGCCCGATGACGACTTCGACAAGATGATGCAACACGCCCTGCTCTACGGCACAGGCGTGCTGGTCATGCAGATGGATGAGAAGATGCAGTTTTCAACGCGGGTAGTACCCATCGAGGAGTACACCGAAGTGGGCGAACATCTTCAGTGGATTCAACAAAACACAAAGGCAGCACGATGACAGTTAAATGGTCACACTCAGCGCTCAAGGACTACGAAGGTTGTCCCCGGCGCTATCACGCAGTGAAGGTGCTCAAGCAGTTCCCGTTCACTGACACGCAAGCTACGCTGTACGGCAAGGAGCTGCACTCAGCGGCGGAGTTCTACATCAAGGACAACACGCCCCTGCCGCCACAGTTTGAGTTCGTCAAGGACATGCTCGATGCGCTCAAGGCCAAGCCCGGTCGCAAGCTGTGTGAGCACGAGATGGGCGTGACGGCCGATCTGCGCCCTTGCGGATTCATGGACAAAGATGTATGGGTGCGCGGCATTGCCGACTTGCTCATCATCGACGATGACAACTTGACAGCTCGCGTGGTGGACTATAAAACGGGCAACAACAAGTACCCGGATCGGGAGCAGCTTCGGCTGATGGCTTTGATGGTGTTCGTGCACTTCCCGCACATCCGCAAAGTCAGCGGTGGTCTGCTGTTCGTGGTCAAGAACGACTTGGTCAAGGCCAGCTTCTTGCGCGGTGAAGCCGAGGAGTACTGGTGGGATTACCGGGAGCGCGTTGCCCGCATTGAAAAGGCGCATGAGACCGGGGTGTGGAACCCCAAGCCCACACCGCTATGCGGGTGGTGCGTTGTTAAAACCTGTGAACACAATCGAAAGAGAGATTGATATGGCAACCAGAGACTACAAGAAGGAATACAAACGCGATCTGGAGACCGGCAAGTCCGGCCCAGACTCAGACCAGCATGAGCGCCAACGTGCGCGTCGTGCATACGACAAGAAAGGCATCGACCGTGCAGGCAAAGACATCGACCACATCAAGCCGCTACGCAAGGGCGGCGCATCCACTCCGGGCAACCTGAGACTGCGTGCGAAGAAAGCCAATCAAGGCGACAACAAATAACTCCAAGGAGAAGCAGTGGACATCATCGACAACAAAGCCGTTGTCTTCAGAACGCGCAACCCGGACAAGTACAGCATCATCCCCAAGCACCAAGTGTTTGACCGCGAGGATGGCAGCTACGATGTGGCTGTGTACTGGGGCTTGGACGAGGCGCGTGTTCTAAAGAACCTCGGCGTGAAAGACATTCAATCGCCTATCACTAGGCGCTATGACTGGCCGGGGCGCTACAAGCCTATGGCTCACCAAGTGGACACCGCATCGTTTCTGACCATGCACAAGCGTGCGTTCTGTTTCAACGATCCCGGCACAGGCAAGACGCTTGCATCGCTGTGGGCGGCTGACTACCTGATGAAGCTTGGCTTCGTGCGGCGTGTGTTGATACTGTGCCCACTGTCGATCATGCACTCCGCGTGGCTCAGTGATCTGAACAACAGCATCATCCACCGCTCGGCCATCGTGGCGCATCACAACAAAGCATCGCGCCGCATCGAGATGATTCAGCAGGACTACGAGTTCGTGATCTGCAACTACGACGGGCTGAACCTGATTGCAGATGAGATCATCAACGACGGCCGCTTTGATCTGGTGATTGTCGATGAGGCCAACGCCTACAAGACAGTGACCACCAAACGCTGGAAGACACTCAAGTCCATCATCGGGCCGAAGACACACCTGTGGATGATGACGGGCACACCTGCATCGCAGTCGCCTTCTGATGCGTACGGGCTGGCCAAGCTGGTCAACCCTGACAACGTGCCGATGTTCTTCACAGGATGGCGCGACTCGGTGATGAACAAGATCACGCTGTACAAGTGGGCACCCAAGCCTGATGCGCGTGATCGTGTGTTCAATGCGCTGCAGCCAGCGATCCGCTACTCCAAAGACCAGTGCCTTGACTTGCCGCCAGTGATGACGCTTACCCGCGAGGTTCCGCTGACTCCGCAGCAGGCCAAGTACTACAGCATGCTCAAGGACCAGATGCTGGTGCAAGCTGCGGGAGAGGTCATCACAGCGGTCAACGCCGCTGCTATGCTGAGCAAGCTGCTTCAAGTCTCGGCGGGCGCTGCACTGACCGACACCAAAGAGGTGGTGGAGTTCGACGCTGGCCCACGGCTTGGCGTGCTGGAAG